TCAGAGACTGCAAAGTTAATGAAAGTTATTAAGATCAAAGACAAGCAGCTAACAGAAGCTAAGAAAGCGGTTGAGGAAAAGCGTGTTTTAGCAGAAGCTAAACAAGCTGAAATCAAACGCATGACTAGTGCAGCTCAAAGAAAAGAAGTCATAAATGAATTAATTGGTCCTCTTAGCAGAAACCAAAAAGAAATTATGATAGATTTACTGGAATCAGTTCAAACTGCCAAACTTAAATCACAGTTTGACAAGTACCTACCGGCGGTCATTGACGGTAAAACTCCAGAAAAGAAGGCAACACTGACAGAAGGCACATCACATACAGGCAATAGAGAAGAAATAAAAAGTCATGACAACGCAAGCATAGATAACAACGTCGTTGATATCCGTAGACTTGCAGGATTAAAATAAGGAGAAACCAAATGTCAGAACTACTAGAAAGTCGCTGGCAGGACACCAAAACTGCACTTCTTGAAGGCCTTCAAGGCACAAAGAAACAGGTAATGGCAAGCACTCTTGAAAATACTCGTAAGTATCTTTCAGAGACAGCCACTGCAGGTGCTACCTCAGCCGGTAATGTTGCAACTCTTAACAGAGTTATTTTACCAGTCATCAGACGTGTAATGCCAACTGTGATCGCAAACGAGATCGTCGGTGTTCAGCCTATGACAGGACCAGTGGGTCAAATCCACACATTGAGAGTACGTTATTCAGACACAGCAGGCACAGGCGCAGCCGGTGCAGTTGCTGGAGAAGAAGCACTTTCACCATTCAAGATTGCGGAAGCATATTCAGGTAACGCTACAACTGCAAAAGCAGATGCAACAGCAGCACTTGAAGGGGCAGCTGGAAACAGAATGTCAATTCAAATCTTGAAACAAACTGTAGAAGCAAAAACCAGAAAGCTATCAGCTCGCTGGACTTTTGAATCTGCACAGGACGCACAGTCACAGCATGGTATCGACGTTGAAGCAGAAATTATGGCTGCTTTAGCACAAGAAATTACTGCTGAAATTGACCAAGAAATTCTTGGTTCACTTGCTACACTAGCAGGTACTGGTACAGATACATTTGACCAGGCTGCAGTATCAGGTACAGCTACTTTTGTTGGCGACGAACATGCAGCACTTGCAGTTTTAGTTAACAGAGCAGCAAACAGAATTGCACAGAGAACACGTAGAGGCGCAGGTAACTGGGCTGTTGTATCTCCAGCAATCCTAACTGTGCTACAAAGTGCAACAACTTCTGCGTTTGCAAGAACAACTGAAGGTGCATTTGAAGCTCCAACAAACACAAAATTCGTTGGCACATTAAATAACGCAATGAAAATTTACGTTAATACATATGCTGCAGACGATGATGTACTTGTTGGTTACAAAGGCTCAAGCGAGTCAGATGCAGCGGCATTCTATTGCCCATACATCCCGCTAATGAGCTCAGGCGTTGTGCTTGACCCAACATCATTCGAGCCAGTCGTATCATTTATGACACGTTACGGATATGTTGAGTTATCAAACACAGCTTCATCGCTTGGTAACGCAGCTGACTACTTGGAAAAAGTAGAAGTAACAGCAGCAAACCTAAGCTTCAGCTAAGATTAGTAATTATAAACTTCAAAATAGGCCCTACGGGGCCTATTTTTTTGACTAAATAATATTACGTTCAGCCAATAGGCCGGGAGTAGCATAAGCGAAGGAACGCACTTAACCCTTTAACAAGGAGAGTGTTATGGATAATTACACGCTTTGGTGCTTTCAACAAATCATTAAACAGCGCCACATAAAAAAAGTTAACTTTTTATTAAAAAAAAGGTTGACTTCTGCTTAATAGTTTGTTACTATAAGTACATAAGTTAGGAGATATCCTAAGTTAGATAGTGCAAGGAAATGCGTTTATAGAGACGTAACTTGGCTAGTAGCTGTAGTGGCACTGCATGACTGTAGAGATACAGAGATGTGGATTTTGGAAGTAACTATCCGATGCTAGGCTTTGCTGGTGACACAGAAATGATCTGTACCGGCACTTGTAGGTGATCATTAAATCCTACCTATCACCCTTATTCTAAAAGGCTCGCCTAGTGCGGGCCTTTTTCCTTTTCGGATAAATACTTGTGTCAGATAGTGTGCCGCAAGGCGGACTTATGCTGTACCCACAGCGTAGCTCATAGAACGGGCATAGGACTACTTTTTATAGGAGAAAAAAAATGGGAAGACCACTTAATAAAAGATTGTTTGGTGCAGCAGGCGTAGGCCCTACAGCAGCCGGCAACGAAATCAAAGTAAACTTTCATAACGACACAGCAGTTAAAGAAGGTTATATCGTAAAGCAAAAAGGTTCAAAGAAATTTGTATGTGAAGAAATTGGTACAGCAGGCTTATATACTTGTACACTAACAACAGGCAAATTACCAGCGGCACTAGCAGCAGGCGAAATGGCTATTTCATTCAAAATGGACGATGCAGAAACATACACAGTAAGTAAAATTACTGGACGTAAAGCAACATTGTCAGCACCAAGTGCAACAGGCACAAACCTTTATGACGGCACTAGTGTTCCATGGAACTTTAGCACATCTACTTCAGATGGCGCAGCACAAGTTGAAGAAGCTGGTGACGACAACACATTAATTGGCACTGATGACGACGACTTCACAGAAGACGCATAAGGAATAAATTAATGGAACATCCAATTAATGTTTTTTGGGATTTTTTAAAGAATCTAAAAGACTTAGTAGTTTCAGTTAAAATTGGAAAAGCTGAGGCAACACCTTACGGTGTTGTCTTAGCCCAACTTAATAGTTCAGAATTTGAAGTTAAAGATGAAGATGGCAATCAAGGTATTTGTAAACTTGTTGCAAAGAAAATTGAAGATCTAAAAGAAAACGAAATGTCTATTTGGGCATTATGTTGTAAAACGGTTAATTTTATATTTGTTCATAAAATTATAGATAACATTATGATAGATTTCGATAATATCAAATACAATTGGGAATTAGATTATGATTCAACACAGACTTATGTGTTACTGAGGAAGATATAGATGTCAAAAGTTTTAAGTGTAAACAACGGTAACTATACTGTAAAAGTAGAAGCAGGAGGACAAATAATCCTGGACACTGCAAGAGGTTCTTTTGTAAGCGGAAAGCCTGCTGGAACTGTAGTGATACGCGGAAGTTTAGAAGTTGAAGGTACTACTACAACTGTAGAAAGTAACGATACTTTAATTAATGACAATATACTTACACTTAATAATGGACAAGCTGGTGCTGGAATAAGTGCATCAAAAAATTATCAATCAGGTATTGAAATTGATAGAGGTTCAGAAGCAACAGCTAGTTTTGTTTTTGATGACAGTGTGTCGTGGAATATAGGCGGCGACAGCGGAACTGGTGGATTCAAATTATTTACAGGATCAGGAGATAAAACAACTCTTGTTTTAGATGGAATAAAATCAAACTCGTCATTGTTTATTGATACTGGAAATAATGCAATTAGTGTTACTAATTCGTCATCTTATGAAACAAAAGTATTTCCTTACTCTGGTGGCAGTATTACTGGCGGAGCAATTGACGATGATATAATTCCTAATGCAAAAGCAGTAGTAGATTATGTTACGTTTGCATCTGCAAACGTTTTGCAAGATAGAATTGAAGAAGGTACTACTACCAAAACTTTTGTTGAAACAAAAGATTTTGAAGTTACCGGTAGTGCAAGCCGTATTAACATTGGCGTTGATAATGTAATTAAAGCATCATTTTTTACTGATACAATAGAATTAGGAGATATAATTATTCAAGGAAGTCAAATTATGACTTCTAGCAGTAACGAAGATCTTAGATTAGAAGCCGCTGGTACAGGTAGTGTACAAATAAATGACAAATTACTTATCACAACAACTTTACAAGCTGACGACGCGGCTGTTGATCCTACAGCTCCATCAACCGGATCAATAATTTATACAAAAGCCGAAGGAAGTGGAGGCAGTGGTGTATATTTTGTAAATAGTAGTACAACACAAAACGAATTGATAAGTAATAATAGATCATTACTTTATAGTATGATTTTTTAAGGAAACAAAATGGCAATAGTAAACGCAAGATTAACTGGATCACAACTTAATGTACTTACAGTACCTACCGGAAAAAGATATGCAATAACAAACATATTGGTTTGTAATAACGCGGCAAGCGGATCGCAAGACTTTGATTTACATCTTATTGCTAATTCTGGAGGGTCTATAGGTACACTTGATAATAATGTAACTAGAGTAATAGCAAATTTAAGTTTACCCTTTGGCGAAACATTTACGTTTGACAGCGAAAAAATAATATTAGAACCAGGCGATACTGTGTCATTCGTTGGACATGCAGATTTAGCAACTACAGTAAGTTATTTGGAAGTGTAATGAGATTAATTAAAGCTCAAAATACAAATTTGAGAAACATCTACGGTAAAGGTGTAAAGTATGATGTAAATGATCAAATCATACTAGATAGCACAAATACCGTATTAGTTCCTAGTGGAACAACAGCACAACGACCTTCTTCTCCGGTAAACGGGCATATGAGGTACAATACTACTGACGCTAGATTTGAAGTATATGAAAATAGTAAATGGGATGGGTTACGAGTAGCTGCACCATCTAATAATGCTCCGATTACACAACAAAATATAGGAAGCGGTGATGCAGTAGAAACAATTTTCGGACCGTTAGCAAGTGGTGATAGTTTTTATCCAGTACCAGCGGCTGCACAAAATGTTTTAGTATTTGTTGAAAATGTTTTTCAAGTTGCAGGCACAAACTATACACTAGTACAAAATCCAGGAGCACAGAACACAATAACATCAATTGTAAGCGTAGGAGCAACTACAGTAATACAAACAGCAACAGCACACGGTTATACTATTAACGATCTAATATATGTAAGTGGAGTTGAAAGCACAATTGATGATGCAGTTGAAAACTTAAACACAGACGATTCAAGTTCTCCGGGCAGTCATGTTATTACAAGTATTCCTTCGACTACAAGGATAGAAATATCTGTTGATACAACTGGAGGTAACACTGCTAACTATATTGCAAGTAGCGGTATTATACTTAAAGCAGGCACATCAACAGGACCGTATCTTCCAGGATATTACCTATCATTTACATCAGCACCTGATTTAGATAAACCTATAACAGTCCTACACAACTTCGACAAGTAATCCAATAAATACTGTGTCGGGAGAATTAATTTGACACAAGTAGGTAGAATATCCGGTCCGCTATTACAGGACAATCTTTTAAGAAATGGCTCAGATCTTGCTTTTCGCAACAACTCTGGCACCACACAACTTCTTTATCTTGATGTTAATACTGGTAAAGTAGGTATTAATAAAAACGCTCCTATTGTAGAGTTAAACGTTGAAGGCGATGCACGTAGTACTAAGTGGAATACCACTGCACTTACAAGTTTAACCGGCTACGAAATAAGCAACAATAATATCAATGTACGTT